TATCCTCGTAGTGCTTCTTGGCAACAGAAACAGTATCAGTTTTCATTCCAACCTGCTTCAATTCATTCTGAATATCAAATGATTGCCAACGGTCAAATGAAACCATGCCAATATCAAACCCTATTCTTCTTAGGTTCTGAATCCACTGCTTAACTTCTGACAGGTTGACTGGCCCTTCTACCTTTGGCTCCCACCATGCTACTGCATCTACTACTACAATTGGTGCAACTTGTTCGTAGTTATTAATTACCTGGATATTTACCCACTTGTCTACATGTGCAATTGCCACAGCACACTTATCGTGCTTTTGTGCAAGGTCAGCATGTACATAATACTTTTTTGTTGGATCTGGCTTAAAGTTTTCTGCAAACCTTCTAAAATTGTCTACTGGATTTATTAGTGTCATGCAGGCTCTTACTTTGTCTGCCTGCTTAAAGAATGCATCAGAAGCAAATGTTGGTACACATGCAAAGCGCATCATTGCATCTCCAAGGTCCGTCATGAATGCAATCATGAAGTCATCTATCTTGCGTGTAGGGTTTACTTCCCATGTAGGTCTTTTTAATGCGAATACTCCTGGATATTTGTATGAAATGATTTGATCTTCATCCCAGGAAATTTCAAAGTTGTTGTCTGGACTATTTTCTGGAAGAAGTGGATTGATTGTAAACTGATGAGTTCTTTCTATAACTTCTTTCTCAGCAATAACATCGTCATACTTTTCTGAAATAAAGTCTCCTGGATAACGGGGGAATGATAGAAGAACTACCTTGCCAAGATCAGGGAAGCGTGAGTCAACTGACCCACGGAAAGCCTTGTAGATGTTATCAGCAGTCTTTCCTTGTTCATTTCCTGTTCCAACCTCAGATGCAAAACCAGAAATCTCATCAAGGACTGCAAGCAAAAGGTTTAAACCCTCATGTGACTCACGCTCTGAGTGACCAGAGTAAACGGTAATAGATTTATCAAACTCAATTGAGTCAGCCTTTGCATAATACTTTCCAGCAAACCATGGGGATCTTTCAATCTTTGATTTAAAACCTTTAAAGAAAACGTTCTTTGCTTGTTGTGCGTTAATAGCAACGTTGATTAAGTCGATAGCATCTCCAGATGGCTTGCCAAAATACTTTGCTGGATCTTTTAAACATAACAGTTTGTATACGATATATGAGCATGCTACGGTTGATGTGAAGTCTTTTCCAGATCCCTTGCCAAGTTGCAGGATGATTTCATTCTTTGTATATTTGTTGTAGTACTTAGTACCCTTTTCTTCACCCATCATACTAATCAAATCTTCTTTACGATAGATCTGGCTCATTGCCTCAACAATGTCATACTGGATATCAGACAATGGTGGTTGTCCAAGGTATGCTTCACCCTCAACAAATGTTCTTGCGTCTACTGGTATTTCCTGAAAGTGATCATCCTGCAGTGCTTCAAGAAACTCATTGAACATCGTGGACAACTGTAATCACCTCATTGTCTTTTGCAAATGCAGAAAGTCTACGCATAATTTCATCACGAACCTGTGGATACTCTGAGGCAATATCTTTAAGGATAAGAACAAGAATCTCCTGACGCTTTTCAATTTCCATCATCTCTTCAGCAAGTTCTTTGTTCTCAAGTAGGCCAGCCTTCTGAAGCATGTCAATTCTCTTTGATTCAATATCCATTACAAGTTTAATTGCTGCAGTCTTTGCGCTAAGGTTGTTAGTCATAGATGCTTCATCAATAACTTCGTATGTGCGAGATACTAACTTGCTGTAGTGTGTGTCCGCTGCTGCTAGTGCTTCTTTAGCACGAGCACGGATAGCGTCATTGGCTGAGGCCATGACCTTCCATTCATTGATAAGAGTTACCACTCTTTGTCTTGGTATAGAAAGTTGCTTTGATATTACTGTTGGATCATTACCTTTTAGGTATTCTTCCACTACCAAGTTTACTTGGTCAAGATGCTTAACTAGATCGTCTTCAGTTGACATGCTTGCCTTCTAGTCTGTTTATCTCATCTTTAATATAGAAAATTGCCTTCTCTAAATCCTGTATGGTCTTTGCTTCATCCTTAAGTCCTGCTCTCCAAAGATACTTGAAAGCATTACCAATATTAAAATTACGATGACGAGTTATCTCAATACACTCAATACCAGATGGATCTGATGTGTAGTGTCGTGGATTGTTTACTTGGTCAACGGTTATGTTTAGATTATCACTCATAAGATTCCTCCTCGTCAGATTCCCAATCAAATGTTTCTGGAATTCCTTTTAGTGCAGCAAACGCAAAGGCAAAACCCACGCTACCTGCTACAGCAAGTGCGACTAATGCTTTTTCAAATTTATTCATCGTTTTGATTTCCTTAATCCAAACTTAGCAAGGTAAACATAGATCGTCTCTAGTGAGCATCCACATTCCTTTGCAATCTCTTCTGGAGTCTTCTTATCCATAAGATATCTCTTACGCATAAAGACTTCTGATGTATATAGTTTAGCAGCCATAATGTTATTTGTCAACTCCAATTGCTTTCCCCCAATTTTTTAGTGCCCAGTGCCCAATCCCGCATGCATCTGCAACATCGTTATCAGTAATTGATCTATCATAAATAGTGTTAATAAACTTAATGGTTCTCTCCTTACGAATATTTCTTTCGTAAGACTTGTACCAAGAAACAGACTTTCCTGGATTTTGAGATCGAATGAACAGTTGCTCATCCTTTGATATTTTTTTATTACCGATGTAGTTTTGCCAGGTAATAGGAGAAACTTTTCCTATAACCTTAGTTCCAGTTTGTCCTGCTGATCCAAGGATTGCACCCTGTACCAATGCGAGATCTGCAGCAGTCTTAGGGCTATTCATAAAAACAGTGTGCTCAATAATTATTGCTTCAAACCCATCATATATATCAAAGAATGCTTTTACCTTTTTACCTGCATCCATAACCTTTTCATATATATCGTTTCCTTCAAAGTTAATCTTTCCCACAGACTCAAGATCATCTCCAGAAAATAATGCAAAGGCAAGACTGTTTGTACTAGCGTCAATGGCGCAGATCTTGTGTGGCTTTATTTCTAGCCCCCACTTATTTTTTACCATCTGTCTTATCCTTAATCTTTTTAATTGCTTTGCTCACAGCGTCTGGATTTATAGAACAAGATGAGCAAACTGGGAAATCATTGTAGATTGAAAGTGGCATAGAGCAAGACTTGCAAAGTCTTGTCTTTCCTTTTCTTTTTGCTCTTTTTGATTGCATATACCTTGCAGCAATTTTTTCTTTTGTTGCAAGTTCTCTACATTCAACAGAGCAGTATATTTGATACGATACTGATTGAGTAAATTGTTTATCGCAAAAGTTACAGTGTCTCACTTAGAATCTCCAGGGGTGCTATCTTTAACACGCCTGGACCTGCAGACTCACATGCTTTTTTAATTGGGCATGACTTGCATATCTTGGAATTTGATCTATAGTTTTTGTTTGGCAGGGTTCTGTCTTCCCATGTCTTGCGAACTAGTCTCATCCAATCAAATGCCTGGTCTACCCACCGACGGTAATGATCGTTTACATCTACAGGTATTAAAAGAAGTTCATGATTATTTTTATTTTCATAAATCATAACACCTGTTGGTTTCTTTAAGATTTTCATATAGATAAGTAATTGCATCAAGTGACCAGTCTTGGCCTTGCCTGATGCCTTTCTATATTCAAACCCTTCGTTCATCATTGTTTTAATTTCACCAATGAGTTCTTCTCCCTGCCAATTAAACATGACATCCCCATACCCAAAGATAGGAGGATCTTCATTTATAATCTTAAACTCTGTTGTTGCTTCATTATTTTCATCACGGAAAACCTTAACAATACCAGCATTTAGCATTGCGTTTTGAATTCTTGCATGTGATAGAGTGCCAGCAGTCATATTTGCTGATGCGTATGCGTCTGCATTATCTTCAAAAATCTGACCATCAAATGCAAGGTACCAGTATCTTGCACACTCTCCATGGCCATAAGCAATGGTTGATGGTGCAAAAGTTTTCTTTGTTGTGTGCTTGTCTACACGAGTAATCGTATAGCCTTCTTTAATCTTTGCCTCAAGTCCCGCTATATCCATGCGGTGAATCGGCTTTTCTTCTGGCTTTATCATTACAGTGTGCAGTAAATTCTTCGTCATCGTTTCTCGTTTCTATTAGTATAAGTATAGCAGATTAGCGTGTAATATATTTGAGTGCAGACACTAAATTATTAAGCGACTCTGCTGCCGTATAATAAAGATTCTTCTTTCCACGATCCGACTTGTCAACATTAGCCATCCAGGTAGCCTTAAAAGCCATCTTTGCAGCAATTGCCTGAAGCCTTACAATCTCTACGTGAGCAACATTGATTGGGATGTCTGGCTTTATAATTAATTTAGCAATCATTGTTAGTGCTACCGTAAGTTCTTCGTCTTGCATATAGTCTGCTATCTCTGAAAGACCATTGACCATATCTATTGTTGTTCCTTGCTGTTCCATTATTCCTCCACCATGTCTTCTAGAATACTCATCTCAATTATAGCAAGTCTGACCTTAGAGTTACCCTCGCCTATTACGACTACTATGGCTGGGTCCTTGCCATTCTTCATAGCATCTGTAGTAGCCTTAGCCCAAACCTCTTTATTTAAAGTAAAGGATTTGCCAACCTCTTTAAAGTCTACGACAAAGTTTTTCCATGAAGCATCTCCCTTTTGGGTATTACGACCAGAGTTCTTGTGCTGCTTAGCACCAATCCTTTTAGACTCACTCTTCTCCGTCATCAAAATCTTTCTTCTTTCTTCTGCCCAGATATACAGTGGTTAGATGCTTATCTTTGCACATCCAAGTTAATGTTTTTGTTTCAGCATAGCATCTCAATGTTGGAACTATTGCTTTGCATGTGTGGCAAACCCACTGACCCTGATAAACAGTATAACTAGCCATTTAGTTTAGCCTTGATTGATTCTTGCAAATCAAGATCCTCCCTTACACGATTAACAAATGCTTCTTTGCCTTGCACCTTTGTTCCGTCAGGAAGGATATACCAGGCACCTGTTCGTTCTACAATGCCGTTTAGTTCTGCGGTAGTAACCAGATCACCAATGGTATCAAGACCAATATTGTCACCTCTAAAATAAAAATCATACTCACCAGACTGGAACCCTGGAGAGGTTTTGGAGAACTGGAGTTCCCACTTAATAGTTCTGCCAATTTTTTCTTCAATTAATTTATCTCCTACCTTGATCTTACCCTTAATCGCTTGATTGTCTGACTCTGAAGAAAAGAGTTTAACAATACATGAGGAATAAAACTTAGTAGCCTGACCACCAGAAGGCTGCTGGCTAGTATACATAGCATTAATATTATTACGAGACTGAGAAATAAGAACAAGCAAAGTTGGCTTAACTTTATTGTTTGCATAGTTAAGCATTTTCCATGCGTTACTAAAGTCACGGGATTCTGCTCCAATCTGTTTTGTATTTTCTAACGCTTTCATTTCATCTGTATCTTTTTCAAAATAGATTGCAGGAAGCATTGATGTAATAGAGTCTACCACGATTAGGTCTACACCAGCATTCATAAGTCCAACACCAACGTCTACCATGTCACTGATA